ATGAAGTTTAAGTTTAAAATACAAGACTACCAAACCGATGCAGTCCAGAGTATCATAGACGTATTCAAAGGCCAGCCTAAGCTTACCAATGTAAAGTATACAAGGGATTTAGGTATACGTCCTCAACCTAAACAAGGGGACCTATGGGACATGATAGATGCATTTGAGGAAGAAGTAGCAGCTACATGTGAAGTGGTAGAAGAAGACGAGGTAACAGGTTTTGAAAATGCCAAGTTAGTCCTCACCAATCAGCAGATGCTTGATAATATCAGAGAGATACAAGCTAAAAACAATATCAAGCAGTCAGAGACGTTGATACAGGAACTAGGGGCTTGTAGCTTGGACGTAGAAATGGAGACAGGTACAGGAAAGACTTATGTGTATATCAAGACTATATTTGAGCTGAATAAGGCATATGGATTCAGTAAATTTATTATTGTTGTACCGTCTATTGCTATCCGTGAGGGTGTCAAAAAGAGTTTTGAAATAACAGGTGAGCACTTCATGGAACACTATAAGAAGAAGGCAAGATTCTTTATTTACAATAGCAAAGACCTCACTAAGTTAGATACCTTTAGCAGTAGTGCAAGCATTAATGTTATGATTATCAATGCTCAAGCTTTTAATACACGAGGCAAGGATGCAAGACGTATTTATGATGAGATTGATACTTTTCAAAGTAGAAGGCCTATTGATGTTATAGCGGCTAATAGACCGATCCTCATACTAGATGAGCCACAGAAATTAAGTGGAAAAGCTACACAGGAATCTCTACAACGCTTTAAGCCATTATTTAGTCTTAATTACTCGGCTACACATGCCAAACAGCACAACTTAGTTTATGTATTAGATGCACTAGATGCTTATAGTAAACGTCTCGTAAAAAAAATAGAGGTGAAGGGATTTGAGGTGAAAAATCTTAGAGGAACAGAGGGCTACTTGTATTTAGATGACATTATTATTTCGTCCAAGCATCCACCAAAAGCCAAGATAGAATTTGAGATTGCACGAAGTAGTGGTATAGGTAAGGTAAGTCGTATCTTATCTGTAGAGGATAATATTTATAGTCTGTCGGATAAGATGGAACAGTACAAACAAGGCTATACGATTAACCATATCGATCCACTAAGTGGAACCGTGACATTTACCAATGGCATTACTCTAACCAAGGGTGAAGTTATGGGGGACATAGCAGAAAAAGACTTACGACGTGTACAAATTAGAGAGACTATTGTATCCCACTTTGAGAAAGAAGAGAAGCTGTACAATATGGGGATTAAGACATTGTCATTATTCTTTATTGATGAAGTAGGGAAATACCGTATATACAATGAAAGTGGAGAAGAGTTGAATGGGGAGTATGGAAGTATTTTCGAAGAGGAGTATTTAAACATATTAAATGAATACATAACATTAGAAGAAACACCATATATCAAGTACTTAAAGAGTATTGACGTAAAGTCTACCCACAAAGGGTATTTTAGTATTGATAAAAAGACGAACCGCATGGTGAACTCAATAGGCAAAGGAAGTTCAGGCGAAAGTGACGATATTTCAGCTTATGACCTTATTCTCAAAAACAAGGAACGTCTACTAAGTTTTGAAGAACCTACCCGCTTTATCTTCTCACACTCAGCTCTCAGAGAGGGATGGGACAATCCAAACGTATTCCAAATTTGTACCCTGAAGCATAGTGATAGCACTATACTCAAACGCCAAGAAGTAGGTCGAGGACTTCGTCTCTGTGTGAACCAAGCAGGAGACCGTATAGATAGTACTTATGCAAATGTAGATGTACACCGTGTCAATAAATTAACAGTTATTGCCAGTGAAAGCTATCATAAGTTTGCAGATGAACTTCAAAAAGATATCAAGAAAGAGCTCTATGACCGTCCAAGTAAGGTAACACAAGAATACTTTGTTGGCAAGACCATTTATGGTGAAGGTGAGCCGATTGTTCTTCAGGTCAAAGAAGCTAAAGAAATCTATAGGTATCTTATTAAGCACGACTACATAGACGAGAATGACAATGTAAGCCAACTCTATCGTGATGCAGTAGCAGGTGGGAGATTAGCCCCATTACCTGAGACACTTGCGAGTATAGGTGACGGTGTACATAAGCTCATTCAAGGGGTTTTTGATGAAAGTGTTCTTAAAGATATGGTAGGCAACGCCAACAAGCCTAAAATCAAACAAAATAACCTTAATGATAACTTCTATAAGAAAGAGTTCCAAAAACTATGGAAGCAAATTAACCATAAGTATGCCTATACAGTATCTTTTGACTCAGAAGAACTTATCAAAAAGTGTATTCAACACCTTAATCAAGAAATGTATGTGACACAACTTAAATACACAGTTACCCAAGGTGAGCAAAAGACAGAGATAGACCAGTATCAGATTGAGCGTGGTGACAGCTTCAAACAAGCGAAAACACGTACAGAGAAACTGAGCAGAGCGGTAAACAGTGACATCACCTATGACCTTATAGGTAAAATTGCAGAGGGTGCAACCTTAACACGCAAAACGGTTGTCGCTATCTTAAAGGGGATTGAGCCTAAAGTGTTTGCTATGTTCCAATACAACCCAGAAGAATTTATCAACAAAGCCATCAGACTTATCAAGGAACAGAAGGCGACTATGATTGTGGACCACATTACCTATAACGAAATAGAAGGTTTCTACGACAGCGATATCTTCACAGCAGAAAAGCCACAAGAGGAATTTAGCAAAGCCTTCAAGGCAAACAAGCATATACAAGACTATGTATTTACAGATGGGATAGCAGAAAAAAGTATTGAACGCCAAATTGCAGAAGACCTAGATGTAGCAAAAGAAGTCTGTGTCTATGCGAAATTGCCAAAAGGCTTCCATATCCCTACACCTGTGGGCAACTACTCGCCTGACTGGGCAATAGCCTTTAATGAGGGAAGTGTGAAGCATATCTATTTTGTAGCTGAAACAAAAGGGTCCATGAGCAGTATGCAAATGCGAAAAATAGAAGATGCCAAAATTGCTTGTGCTAAGAAACTGTTTAATGAGATATCTACAAGCCAAGTTAAGTATCATGAGGTGAAGAGCTATCAAGCACTATTGGATGTGATGGATAAGTTATAGTCACCATAATCAAGAAGGATTTAGATTAATTAATAGAATTGATATAAATTACAATAGAAGAGCCCAACATGACCACGTAGATAACTAGCAATGAAGTTAGAAGGTGTGGTTGTGTTGGGCTATTTTATGTATAAGGAGTAAAATGAGAATTTAGGAGATAGTATTAATAAATATACAAGGGGGAATTTAAGATGAATTTATGTATTTCTGAAAGGTTAATGTATTCTACGGTAAGGATAGAGTGTTTATACAAAGATGAATCGTATGGAACAGGTACGGGTTTCTTTTTTAACTTTTTAGAGGAAGGACATAGATCTGTACCATGTATTGTAACAAACAAACACGCTGTTGGAGGTTCAAAACAAGGGTGAATTATACTTACAAAGGCTAATGAAGAAGGAAACCCCTTAGATCAGGAACATTTTATTGCTACATTTGACATGTTTGAGGATAACTGGATTTTACATCCTGATAAAAGTGTAGATCTATGTATTATGCCCATAGCCCCTGCTTGAATCAAGCAAAGAATTGTGGTGTAGAAATATTTTATATTCCTTTAAATAAGTCTTTGTTGCCTAACACAGAGGATATTGACATGTTCAGAGCAGTCGAAGATATAGTAATGGTTGGTTATCCTAACGGATTATGGGACAGCATTAATAATAAGCCTATATTTAGAAGAGGTACTACTGCAACACATATTAAATTTGATTATAATGGAAAAAAAGAATTTTTAATTGATGCGACATGCTTTCCAGGATCAAGTGGATCACCTGTATTTATTTTAAATGAAGGAGCTTTTACTGATAAAAATGGGAATGGGTACATAGGGAATAAAGTTTACTTAATAGGGGTACTGTATGCAGGACCGCAGCACACTACTAGTGGAGAAGTTAAAACTATTGATGCGCCAACTGCACAAAAAGACATAGTTATATCAACTATACCTAATAATTTAGGAATTATTATTAAATATGAAAGACTATTAGAAATTGAAAATATATTAAAAGATTTAACAACCCAATAATAATCCATGTATTGTTTGAAATAAAAATAATATCATATATATTACTATAAGATTAAAGGTAGTTCACGAAAGAGCTTAACCTCATCTCCTGGAATTGATAAGAAGCCTAAGTACGATATACGCGAACGGGCACCAGAACATGCCAAGATGGGTAAGGGTGTTACGCTTAGTAAGGATGAAATGGTGAAGTTAAAAGATGTGTTGAATAATATGAAGCTATATGAATAGCATAGACTAATAACATAAGTATGGAAGAGCCTAACATGACCACATGAGTAAACAACAAGGGGTTTAAATTGTGGGGATGTTGAGTCTTTTTATTTGGAGGGGAGTTTATGAGTGGAAAACCACATAAGGGAAGCTGGGGAGATCGTTATATTATTGAACCAAGACCAAATCAAAAAAGGATTACTTGTAACTTTTGTAAGAACTACAATAAGGATGGATCTTGTAATGTACAACCAATCGTTATATCTGAGGTTGGTTATGATTATTGGAAGTACTGTAAAAGCTTTTATTTAAGCGAAGACCACTCTACATCACAGAATCGAGGATATGTGGCACGTAACAAAAAGGTTAGAAGTACATATGTCAAAGAAGTAGCTGCAACGGTAGAGGATAGACCAACATCACCATGGATGACCAAATATACTAAGCAACCCAAAACAATTAAATTAGGCTCTAAAGTATGGGTTTACGATGAAAGCTATGATGAAGAGGTGTTATACGAATTAGTAAGACCGACAGAAGCAGATGTATTAAACGGAAAAATAAGCATTAGTTCACCAGTAGCGCAAGGCTTGCTTGGAGCCAAAGAAGGAGATAGATGCAGTATTGAAGCACCAAGTGGAATAATTAAATATAAAGTTTTAAGAATCAAATGATGGGGAGAATAATAATGGATATAAATAGTCTTATAGAATTTATTAAATTGACTGAGCCAAAGGTAGCTATGGATATTAGGGAAAGTTTGCTCTTATTGTGTGAAACAATTGATGGAGCCACGATACAATTGCATGGTAATGTAGATGAAGCACTTAAGAACAGGGACTATAAGATGAGCCATGAGCTTATTGATAGAATCGAAGAAATTAGCTTGTTACAAACACAAATAGGATCATATATAAATATACTTGAGATTGAAGAGGCAGGGGTACTTAGTGATGAGGAAGTAGGTGATGACGCACTAACGCGAAAAGACATTCCTAATTACGGTGATTATGCCGTAGATAGTGAAATATCCTACAATTTATATGAAAACTTCACTCATAAGTGCCCAGCTGCATTTGGTATATTTGGTGCTAAAGTAGAGGCGAGGCAGTGGAAAGATGTACTTCTATTAACATGTGAAATATTAGCAAAGAATAACAACGATAAATTCTATAGCTTTGTATCTGATCCAGCGATGCAGGGCAAGAAAGTTAATTACATATCAAGAACAGGGGATCAGATGCGAAAACCTGTTAAACTTAAAAATCATGACATTTACATAGAAACAAATATGAGTGCCAATTCAATCCGTAACTTGCTAGTAAAGCTCCTTAAAAAATATGAGATAAAGATAACAGATTATCAAATATATTTGAGAGCGGATTATACTGATTTACATTAATTACAAAATTAGGAGGTGAGAATATGAGTGAAAAAGAAAAACAACTTAATAAAATCAAAAAAAATGTTATCCAGCGTTATGAATGGGATGATAAACAAGGAACTATGTTAGTCAATGATTTTTTACAATTATCCAAAATTGCAGAAGATCTAAAAGAAAATAATGTAAAAGCTTATAGTGCATTTATGACTCTTTTGAATAATAAAGTAGAGCTATTAGAAGAAAATTGGGAACGTGGAAAAAGAATCAGTAGATTGCAAAAAGGACAAACCCAGCCTAAAGATGTAAAATAGCAACCAAAATTATCCGACGGTGGGCCAATTAACACGAAGTCTTATATGCTCGGATAGCTATGTAAAATTTTTACAAGGATGAGAACCTACTTATTAAACATACTGAAAGGTATGGAGGTAAGTGGATTCTTTGTATTTACACATAGTCGAGTATGTATTTATCCGAATACTCTTGTTGTTAGAAAAACTAGATTGCTGTATAATTAAATCTATATATGTCAGTTACTTAGGGAGGGAGTGAGGGCTATGAACATTAAAGAAGCAATCACAAAATACCAGAAAGAACTAGAAAAGGTACAAGTTATACTGGAAAAGTTAGAAAAGGCACAAGGCCTTGCAGTATTAGGAGCCACACCAGAAACAGGATTAGAAGAGCTTATCTGCAAAAGGTATTTACAAATAGGCAAGGTAGAAGCTGTTTTAAAAGAAGTAAATGCTACAGGTTGTAGGAAGAATGGTGAGGCGTATAAATCTACAGACATATCAGATGTGATTAAAGCAAAAAAAGTAGAAGGGGTTAACCCAGAGCTACATGAAGCAGCTAAGTTATTGTTAAAGATCAATAAGGGTAAGCTATAAGGAAATGTATAAAATTATCCATTAGAGGAACACTTTAGTAAAATACTTAAATGGGTGATTGATGGGAGAACATTTATTAGATTTGTTAAAGAATGCATAAAGGAACTGTTATTTATAGTAGGTGCATGGATAAAGGCTAATATATTAGCTTTTTGTGGGGTAACAGCATTTTTTGTAATAGCTATTAGAATAAATCCAATAAGTACGTTATAAAATGGTATTGCCTGGTTAATCCTATATGCTCTCTTTATTTTTTCTACTTTTGATAACAAACCACATCTTCAGCGTACAGTAGCAGAAGATAAGTATGAGGCGCATGAGAAAGTTAACATAAAGCAGAACAATATAAGTTTAATAAATGTATTTAAGAATATTAAAAAGTAAATAAAAAGCAGGCCATACCAACGGATAGTATAAACTGTTAGTAATGACCTGCTTTTCTGTTATGTAATTAAATTCTAGTATGTCTTAATCTCATTAAAGCTTCATAAACCTTTGGATCTAAGACAGTATGTTTGGAAAATATACTGTCAAAAAACTCTGAATCCATGAGAAGCTCGGCAGCAAATTTATTAGCTTGATTTTCATAAATTGAGTTAACAGGAAATAGTGTAAAATCCTGAACCATTGCTAGCCCCTTTTCATAGGTTAGAGCATATTTATTGTTGGAATGTAAAATAGCATGTCCAAGTTCGTGGCTGCATACCAACAGTTTTTCTAAATCACTTAAATTTGAATTGATTACAATAAACTTGTTGGTATTTACTTTCAAAAAATAGCCTTTAGTTTCTGTATAAGGCCTGTATTTGATAATAATCCCTAAATCCTTTGCAATTCTAAATGGGTCGCGTGTCTCATGTCGTTTTATTAAATTTTTCACACGTAATGCTATATTCATTTAGAAAATTCCCCCTGTAGATAAGTATCATACTTCCATCACATATAATGTGAGACATGTTCCTTTTATGAACTATGTATATTCCATTGGTGAACTGGTGTAAGTTTGGATGTTCTATGTTATTTAATCTTTTAAATGAATAGGAAAATGTATTTGAAGTATGTATTTAGAGGTTATTCTTATTATCTTTATTCTTATAAGGATTAAATTTCTCTTTATTAATTTGCTTACTCTCAAAATATATTTCTGTTATATCATTAAAAATAGCTGCCTGATCTTCAGGTGAAGCCCCCATAAAATGTACTTTTACTGTATCCATAAATTTTTCATAAGGTAATTTTTTTACATTATTATCTCTATCTAATAAATCATCCATTGAAACATTAAAATAATCAGCAATCTTTTTTAATATTAACTCATCTTTGGGAAACCTATCATTTGCTTCATAATATCCCACAACCCTATCGGAGATACCAATTAAATCCCCTAGCTCTCTTTGGGAGATACCCTTTTCTAATCGTAGTGATTTTAATCTATCACCGAATGCCATGTTCTATCACCTCTTATAAAGAATTATAACATATTGTTCGAAATTTGCAACAATATAAAATAAATTGTTCGAAAAAGTATTGACTAGGAACAATTTATTCACTAGAATTAAAAATGTAGCACAAAATATTCAGAAAGGAGATGGTGAATAATGAATAATCTGAAATATTACCGAACAAAGGCTAACATGAAAAAGCAAGAGCTAGCAGATCAGTTGGGAATACATCAAGACTATGTTTCTATGATAGAACGTGGAGCTAGAAGGCCTGGGTTTAATCTAGCTAAAAGGATGGCAGATTTGTTCGGAATAACAGTAGATGAGTTATTTTTTTGCTCAATCCAAGAACAAAACGTTCGACCAGAAGAACTTATATGAACAAAAAAGCACCCAACTGACGGCAATCAGAATAAGGGCGCTTAAGTAAATTAATTCGCAAATAGTATAACACCTAAATAGGTTAGGTGTAAATACAAAGGGGGACTTTGAAAAATGAATATTACAGTAGAAGTTAAAGCAGATAAAGAGTTATTGGAAGTGTTAACTGCTATAAAGAATGCACTTACAGTAGACAAGCAGGCAGAAGTAAAGTCAATGACATTAGATGAGTTTGTAGAGGATCCAGTAAAAGAAACATACCAATACACACTTGAAGCAGTAAGAGCAAAGCTAACAGAACTTTCAAGAGCAGGAAAGCGTGCAGAAGTTAATGAGCTTATTAAAAGCTATGGTGTTAGTAAGCTAACTGATCTACCAGAAGAACACTACACAGATATTATGAAGAAGGCTGGTGAGCTGTAATGGATCATGCCAAACTTAGTGCAAGTGGTGCAAAGCGGTGGTTGCTATGTCACCCCTCTGTACGTCTTGAAGAAGAGTTTCTAGATGAGACAAGCTCATACGCAGAAGAAGGCACAGTAGCACACGCTCTCGCTGAATTAAAGCTAAGATTAGCACTGGGTGGACTAACGAAGACGCAGTATAAAAAGCAGCTAGAGGAATTCAAAAAAGAGCATAGTACTTATTGCAACGAAGAGATGGAAGAAGCTACTACGACTTATATGGAAGCAGTCATGGAGCTTTATGCAGAAGCAAAGTCAAGTTGTTCTGATGCAATGATCATGCTAGAGCAACGAGTGGACTTTTCTAAATGGGTTCCAGAGGGTTTCGGTACAAGTGATGTGGTTATTATTGCGGATAACATCATGCATATCACAGATTTGAAGTATGGAAGAGGAGTTAAGGTTTCAGCAGAAGATAACCCACAGCTTAAGCTATATGCACTTGGAGCCTTTAATGAGTACGCTATGCTCTATGATATCGGACAAGTCAAGATGACCATTATTCAACCACGACTAGATCATATCTCAACTTCAGAACTTGTTATAGAGGATCTAATTGAATGGGGAAATACCTATGTTAAACCTAGAGCACTACTTGCTTACAACGGAGAAGGTGAGTTTGCACCAGGAGAAGAGACTTGCAGGTTCTGTAAAGCAAAGCACGTATGTAAAGCAAGAGCTGCTCAACAGCTAGATCTAATGAAGTATGAACTGCAATCACCAGATATCTTTACTGATGATGAGATTGCTGAGCTTTTAACTAAGGTAGGACCTTTTGTTGAGTGGGCTAAAGACATTGCAGATTATGCTTATAAGCAGGCTACAGAAAAGGATGTTAAGTTTAAAGGTTGGAAGCTTGTAGAAGGTCGTAGTACACGTAGGTATAAGGACACCTTAGAAGTAGCTAAGGTACTTAAGGCAGCTGGCTATGATGAGGCACTTATTTATGAAAAGAACTTATTAAGTATTACTGCTATGGAAAAGGCAATAGGTAAGCAACAGTTTAAAGAGCTACTAGCAGATCATGTTATAAAGCCAGAAGGTAAACCTATTCTGACGTCAGAAAGTGATAAAAGACCGGAGATACAAAGCATTAAAGATGCATTTTAGATAAAGGTGGGAAAAGCAATGACAAATGAAGAATTATTCAGGCTTGGAGACTATGACACCTTGTATACTAGAAATTTACCCTTCATGCATAAGTTTGCAAAACGCTTCAGCAATCTTCCTATAGAAATGGATGACTTAATGGGGTGTGGCCATATTGCCTTTGTAAAAGCGCTAGAAACATATAATGCCGACAAATCTAAGTGGCTTACCTATTTTAGTAAGTTCATGATTAATGAGATTCTTATGCTAAATCGTAAGGTATCAAGACAAAGTAACTGCATTTCATTAGAAACAGTTATGATAACGAACTATGAGGATAAAGAGATTAGACTAGAACACCAGATAAGCTCAGGAGTCTTTGTAGAAGATACGGTAATTGATAAAGTAACGGTTGAACAGCTCTTTAACTTAACCAAAGCACTACCCACAAGAGAGCGTGAAGCTTTAAGACTACACTTACTTGAAACAAAACAAGCGGATATTGGTGAAAAACTTAATATAAGTCAGGCCTATGTAAGTCGTTTGTTGAAGAAGGTTACAAATGAACTATACAAGCAGTACCAGAAGGGGGCATAAAAGGTGAAGATGGTTTATATATGCTCGCCATTAAAAGGTGATGTAGGGATGAACATTCAAAGAGCTAATAGGTTCTGTAGGTTTGCAGCTAGAAATGAAGTGTTACCACTAGCACCACATACCATTCTTACACAATGGCTAGATGATGCAGATCCAGATGAGCGGGAAGCAGGTATCTATCTAGGGCTTGAGCTTCTAACAAAGTGTGATGAGGTATGGGTGTTTGGTAACAGGATTACAGAAGGAATGACCAAAGAGATAGCGTTTGCAGTGAAGCTTAAAAAGCCAGTTTTATATTATAACGATAAATGTGAAATGAGGGGGAATTAATTATGGCAAGAAAAGGAAATCGAGTAACAACAGGTAAAATTCGTATGAGTTACGTGGTATTAGATAAACCCAGAGCCGTAGTAGAGGGGCAAGAGCCAAAGTTTAGCATGAGCATCCTTATTCCAAAAGCAGATAAAAAGACAGTGGCTGAAATAAAAGAAGCATTTGAAGAAGTTAAAAAGGCAGCTGTTAAGGATAAATGGGGCGGTAAACTCCCATCTAATTTACGTATGCCACTTAAGGATGGGGATGAAGAAAGACCAGATGATCCAGTATACGCAGGTCATTACTTCCTCAATGCTACAGCAAAAACAAGACCTCTCGTATTGGATTATGATAAGCAAGAAATCATGGATTTATCTGAAGTATATAGTGGTTGCTTCGGAAAAGCAGTAGTCAACTTCTTTGCTTATGCGGCACCGGGCAATAAGGGTATTGCTTGTGGATTGTTAGGCGTGCAGAAGCTTTACGATGGGGAGCCTCTAGGCGGTAATCGTATTACAGCATCAGCTTTTGATGATGACGATGAAGATGACTTCTTAGATTAGAGGTGATCTATGAGAACACTCTCTATAGATATTGAGACCTATAGTAGTGTGTCTTTAACAGAGTCCGGTGTATACGCTTATAGCGAGGCGCCGGACTTTACCATACTACTATTAGCATATGGGTTTGATGACGAAGCTGTAAAAGTAATAGATTTGGCACAGGGTGAAATGATACCAGAATATTTACTAGAAGCAATTACTTCAGATAACGTAATCAAGACAGCATACAATGCTAACTTTGAACGAACATGCCTAGCAGAGTACTTGGATAGACCTATGCCACCACGCCAATGGCGATGTACAGCAGTACATGCTTCAATGCTTGGACTACCATGTAATTTGAAAGGTATATGTGAAGCATTAGGGTTAGGTGAAGAGGAGACAAAGAGCAAGACAGGAAGAGCATTAATACAGTACTTTTCTATCCCCTGCAAGCCAACAGTTAGAAATGGGCAGAGAACACGTAATCTACCAGAGCATGACCTAGAGAAATGGCAGCTCTTTAAGGAATATTGTAAACAAGACGTAGTGGCAGAGCGAGCGATCAAAGGGCGGCTAAGTATCTTCCCTGTCCCACAGTCAGAACAAGAACTATGGGAACTGGATCAAAAGATTAATGATGGTGGGATATTGGTAGATGTACAACTGGTACACAATATCATTGCCTATGATGAGAAGTATCAAGAAAAGCTAATAGAAGAAGCTAAAGCACTAACTGGATTAACTAATCCTAATAGTGTAGCCCAGCTTAAAAATTGGTTAAGGGAACAAGGAGTTAATCCTACGGGGCTAACAAAGGCCAAAGTAGAAGAGCTTCTAGAGACGACAGCAGGAAATGTCAAACGTGTATTAGAGCTGAGAAAAGCTATGAGCAAGACTTCAACAAAGAAGTTCGAAGCAATGAAACGGGCATTATGCCATGACAATAGAGTGAGAGGGACCTTACAGTTTTACGGTGCTAATCGCTCCGGACGATGGGCCGGTAGGCTAATACAAGTTCATAACTTACCTCAGAATAAAATACCTGATATTGAGTTAGCAAGAGAACTGGTGAAGGAAGGTGACTTTGAAACATTAGAAATGCTCTTTGGAGAGACACCCTTCATCTTCTCACAACTTGTAAGGACAGCACTTATCGCCCGGCATCATTTCATTATCTCGGATTTCTCAGCTATTGAAGCACGTGTTGTAGCGTGGCTAGCAGATGAAAAATGGGTATTAGAGGCTTTTAAAGGAGATGGCAAGTTATATGAACGAACGGCCAGTAGGATGTTCAACGTACCAATAGAGAAGATTGCAAAAGGCCAGCCGGAATATGAACTCAGACAAAAGGGCAAGATTGCGACCCTTAGTTGCTCATATGGTGGAAGTGTTGGAGCGCTTACTTCTATGGGTGCTTTAAAGATGGGGCTAGTAGAAGAGGAACTAAGTGATATCGTTCGTGCTTGGAGACAGGCTAACCCAAACATTGTACGGCTCTGGTATGACACAGAGAAGGCAGTCAAAGATGCACTTGATACAGGATGGCAAGTAGCGATTTCAAAAGGTGTTAGTGCAGAATTAGAGCAAGGAACACTTTTCATTGCCTTACCAAGTGGTAGGCGTTTAGCTTATGCAGAAGTAGCACTAGAAGACAATGAAATTACTTATATGGGTATAGATCAGCAAAGCAAAAAATGGACCAAGGTTAGGACTTATGGGGCCAAGCTTGTAGAGAATATTACTCAAGCCATAGCAAGAGATTGCCTAGCAGAGGCAATGAAGCGATTGGATCAAGCAGGATATGATATATGCATTCACATACACGATGAAGTGGTTATTGATATCGAAAAAGATGCTATGACAGAGATTACAGAAATTATGAGTCAAGACATCGATTGGGCGCCAGGGTTACCACTTAGAGGAGATACTTATTCAACTAAATTTTATAGAAAGGATTAGAGTGATGAGAAAATATGACATTGTATATGTAAAAGATTGGGGAAGAGGGATTGGCAGTATGCAGAACTTCGGTAGGCCGGCAGTAGTGCTGCAAAATGATAAAGGTAACACTTTCTCCAATACAACAATAGTTGCTTTTATTACCAGTAAGCTTAAGCGCAGAGATATTCCAACACATGTGATCTTAAAAGGCTACAAGCTTTGGAAGCCCAGTATGTTATTAATGGAACAGATTGCTACTGTTCCTAAAGAACTTGTCTCTTCAAAGATTGATAGACTTAGACCAGAGGACATTAAGCGTGTTGAACAAGCGTTAGATATTAGTTTAGATCGGGGGAATAGATATGCTTTATGATTTAGCCGTTGCAAGAAGTAGGAAGTCAACAAACTGGAAACCTATTCAGATGACTTGGGAAGAGATAATAGCTAAGCTTAGTAAGCCTATTATCTCTGAGGAAAGCTATGAGACATATATGAAGATGCCAAAAGATAAGCAAGACCAGATCAAAGACAAAGGTGGTTTTGTAGGAGGCAAGCTAAAAGAAGGGAAACGTAGAAAAGGACATGTTCAGCACAGGCAACTTCTGTGCTTGGATATGGATTATGGTACAACTGATTTCTGGGATGATTTTAGTATGCTTTACAACTACACTTGTTGTATTCATACAACCCATAAACACAGTGAAACCAATCCAAGATACAGACTTATCTTTCCACTCTCAAGACCTGTCACAGAAGAAGAGTATGAAGCAGTAGCTAGAAAGCTGGCAGATGAGATCGATATTCAACTCTTTGATGATACAACGTATGAACCTACAAGGCTTATGTACTGGCCTACAGTAAGCAAGGAAGGCACATTCTTTTGTAAGCACATAAGTGGAGAGCTGTTGAACCCAGATGACCTCCTTACAAAGTACAAAGATTGGAGAGATTGTAGCCAGTGGCCAAGATCAACCAGAGTAAAGCAATTAGAAAAGAGGGATCTAAAGCTATTAGGTGACCCAACGAAGAAAGAAGGTATTATCGGTGATTTCTGTAGAGCTTATACCATTACAGAAGCGATAGATAAGTTCCTCACCCATGTATATGAACCTTGTGAGGAACTTGGGCCGAACCGCTATACGTATGTAGGTGGGACAACATCTGGAGGGGCTATTGTTTATGATGATATGCATTTATACTCTTACCACTCTACAGATCCAGCGCAAGGTGGAAGTCATAACAGTTTTGATCTTGTACGTATCCATCTATTCGGTGATATGGATGTGGAGAGTACTGCGCAGAAACTACCTTCTATTAAAGCAATGATAGAGTTTGCGAGTAATGATGAGCAAGTAAAAAAGGCAAGTAACCAAGAGTTAATGGAGGCCTTTGGTGACGATGAGGCAAATGTAGAAAGTGCTATCTACTACAATGCCAAAGGAGTCAAATGTCTAGATATCCGTCTTTTTGCAAAGTTTGTAAGAGCACACAGCAGTTATATGATCGTAAGGAAGCAGGGGCAAGATAGTGAATTCTTATATTGGTATGAGGATGGTGTTTATAAGTGGGTAGGTAGTAATGAGTTTAAAGGTAAAATTAAACAACTGCTCCCGGATGAGTTCTGTACACCAAGAATATGGGAAGAAGTTTATAAACACTTGTTAACTGATACAGCCAGTATTCGATTTGAAGACTTAGATCAGAATGAAGATTATATCAACTTCAAAAATGGATTATACAACATTAATACAAAGCAGCTAGAACCTCATAGAAGTGATATCTTATCAACGATACAACTACAGATTGATTACAATCCTGAAGCCAAGGAACCCAGAACATGGATAAGCTTTATCAACTCGCTAGGTAATGAGGATCTGGAGCTGGTAGCTATTCTACAAGAGTGGGTTGGTCTAGTTATTTCTAATGTAGACGGAACGAAAGCTAAAAAATGTCTTGTGCTTGTAAGTGAAATAGGGAATACAGGTAAAACTCAGTTTAACAAGCTTTTAGTTAAGATCATAGGAAGTGATAAAGTATGTAGCACACCTATTCAAAAAATGGATAAGACATTTGGGCTTGGTAGTTTATATGGCTCAAAAGCAATTATCATTGATGATCAAACTGATGCAGTGATTGAAGATATCACTAATTTCAAACAGGTAACAGGATCAGGGCCAGTAAGTTGTGAAATGAAGGGTAAACAAGCTTTTACGTATAACTTCAGAGGGACGCTTACCTTTACCTGTAATGATCTCCCTTACTTCAAAGGGGATAAAGGAGACCACGTCTTTGAACGCTTTCTTATCATACCGTGTAGGCAGGTTATCCCTAAAGAAAAGCGTAATAAACACATTCAAGAGGCATTTGAAAAGGAGATAGAAGGGATTATCTTATGGGCTTTAGAGGGCCTCACTAGATTGAAAGCAAATGACTTAACATTCACACCAAGCGTAGTTTGTGAGGAAGCAGTTCAGGAATATAGAAGTAAAAGTGATAGCTTGTATTGGTTCATCAAGGAGCATTACCTCGTAACAACTGATCAAGCAGACCGTGTCTTAAAGTCTAAGTTAGATAAAGAGTATGAGACGTGGTGTAATGCCAATGACATAAACCCTATCAAGAAGAAAAATATTGCAGATAGAGCTAAGAAGCAAGGTATCTACACAAAAAGAAGTAATGGCACGTACTATACAAATCTTAAGCCTTTGTGAATCAATGGATTGGACCTCTTTTGGATTGGAATGGACAAAATATAAGTGTCCAAACAGTCCATAGATAATTAAAAAATAGTCCACTTTAAGCCTTTGAGTATACAGTATTTTAATAAAATATGGATGTAATGGACAGGTTAAACTTCTTTATATATAGGGGAAATTTGTAAATTTAAAGTAAAAAATAAAATTTTTCTTTTTATATAAAGGAATATATCTTATATATTTATATACTTATAAGCCCATATCTTATAGCTTATGGCCCAAGGTTTTGAAAGGTGGATAGAATTTGGAGGTTTTATGGACATATGTTAGAAAAACAGATAGAACAATATCTTGCAAAAAAGGTTAAAAACCTTGGAGGAGTTAGCCTGAAATTAACTAGCCTAATAGGTATTCCAGATAGATTAGTACTCTTACCAGGAGGTAGAGGCGCCTTTGTGGAGCTTAAAGCGCCTGGAGAGAATCCAAGGAAGATTCAGCTTAAACGAATGCAGCAGCTAAGGGCGCTTGGATTTAAAGTATATGTGGCAGATAGCTACGAAAGAGTAGATGAGGTGATATGTGATGTACTTCAAACCACATAGTTACCAGGAGTATGCCATTGATAAGATCATAGAACTGCCAGCTGTGGGGCTCTTTATGGACATGGGTATGGGTAAAACAGTATCAACTCTGACAGCAGTACTAGAGCTACTCTTTGATTACTTCGAGGTGAGTAAAGTATTAGTCATAGCGCCCCTGAGAGTAGCTGATACCACATGGACAGATGAAATAGATAAGTGGGAGCACCTAGGTGAGTTAAAAGTGGCTAAGGTACTCGGGTCAAAAGAGGATCGTTCAAAAGCACTTAGTAAGCAATCAGACATCTATGTAATCAATCGTGAGAATGTCTCATGGCTAGTTGAAAGATACAAAGAGCGTTGGCCCTTTGACATGATTGTAGTAGATGAGCTGAGTAGTTTTAAGTCACCCAAGTCGAAACGATTTAAAGATCTCAAGAAGGTATTACCCTACATCAAACGTATTGTAGGACTTACTGGAACCCCAGCGCCTAATAGTTTATTGGATTTATGGCCACAGCTCTATTTACTGGATCGAGGTGAAAGGCTAGGTAAAACTTTGACCAGCTACAGGGAGAAGTACTTCTTGCCAGATAAACGTAATCAACACATCGTGTATACCTACAAGCTAAGGCCTTTTGCAGATCAAGAGATCCATAAGAAGATCAGTGATATTTGTATCAGCTTATCTGCAAAGGACTACTTAGACTTACCTGAACGCATAGATAATATTATCAAAGTCAAATTAGAGAATGATGTAATGAACCAGTATAAGGAGTTTGAGAAAGAGAAGCTACTAGCACTCAAAGATACGGATATAACAGCAGCTACTGCAGGTGTTGTAGTAGGGAAGCTACTCCAAATGGCAAATGGTCAGGTCTACGATGATGAAGGACAAGTGCACATGATTCATGAGGCTAAGTTAGAAGCCTTGAGTGAAATTATAGAAAATGTGAATGGCCAGCCAGTGCTTGTATTTTATAACTTTAAACATGACTACGATAGATTGGTAAGCCGATTCAAAAAATTAGAACCAAGAACACTACAAAACAGTCAAGATATTAAAGACTGGAATGAAGGTAAGGTGAAAATGCTCCTAGCACATCCAGCAAGTGTTGGACATGGACTCAATCTTCAAGCAGGTGGCAATATCATTATCTGGTATGGGCTTACTTGGAGCCTTGAGTTATACCAACAAGCTAATGCAAGACTTTACAGACAAGGACAAAAGAATAGCGTGATCATACACCATTTGGTAGCTGAAGGGACTGTAGATGAGCACGTGATGAAGGTATTACAAACAAAAGATAAAGGGCAGAGCACTCTGCTTGAAGCTGTTAAAAGCAAAAGTTAAAGCGCTAGTGTAAAGGGGGACAATTATGGATTATCTCAAAGAAGCTGAAAATGAATTAAATGACTATAACGACTTGATAAATGCACTAGATTGTTTAAAGGATGAAATAAAGATTATAGAGTATGAGTTAAAGAGTGTAAAGACATTGAATTATGAAAGTGTACCTGCTAGAGGTAACATTAATGGCGATGATAGAATTGCAAATCTTATTTTTAAAAAGCAGGTCAAAACAGATGCCTATAAACTAACTTTAGCTAAAGTTAGACATATTGATAAAGCGCTAAAAAGTTTAGAGCAAAATGGAGAGTATAATTGTATAGATGCGATATTATTAAAAAATCTATATTTAAGTAAGTATAGAAGCCAGCAGATTTGTGAAAAATTAAGTATAAGTGAACGCACATTTCATAGACGGAAGTATTTAGCATTACGCAGATTTGCCAGGTTACTATTTGGGCTTAAAGTTGATTAAAATAGCGGCTACATATAATGAAATCAGTATATGTAGCCGTAAATAGATTGACATTTAACATTTTAAATCATATGATAAAACTAAGAATATAAGAAAAGGGGGCACTATAATGAACTATGCTTATCCAACTGATAATACGTACGTAACACATCAAAAGAGTCTAAAAAAAACCCCGTTAAGTGCTGAGGCAAAAGAACGACGTGCTTATATTAGAAGTCATAAATTTGCTGTTGATGTAGATGCTAAAACACAAAGATGTACATTAATTGTAACTGAAAAGAGATCTTAGATATGCATGAAAAATCACTAAATGTTGTGCCATTAACACCTAAGCTATTACCCTTAACAGAAAATTTTAGTTCAGGTAATACATATATAGATAGTTTTATTAAAAATGGAGATTGCTCTTTAAATACTAATATTGGTAAGAGTTATGTATTTTTATCTAAAAAGGGTACTGAAATTATAGGATTTTATAATTTAAGTGTGAGCTCTCTAGACCAATTACAACAGATTAAGGAGAGACAATATCGTGTTCGCATGGGTGGCTCAATTAATATTAACTATTTTGCACTAGATGAAAAATACCACAAGCAAATTGAAGGGATTTTACCTTCTGGAACTAATATTTACTTAAGCGACCTACTGATAGATGAATGTTTTGAACGCATAGAGATGATTACTCAAAACTATGTAGGTGCTACGTTTGTAACTTTAAATTCAACCAATGAAGGATTGCATCTTTATACAAGAAATGGTTTTGAATATCTAGAGGAAGACATGACTTTCACAATGGAAGAAAGCGATCATGATTGTATTCAGCTTTATAGATGGATTAATGAAGAATTTTAATTAGAAACATGGCAGAAAGGTGGCAGTAAATTTTACAAAAAGTGTGATATAATTTAATTAGTCAAAAGTAGCTTTGAGATAAAATATTAAAGTTTCTAGTAGAAATCTAGGAACTTTTTTCATGTTCAAAAATAGGAGATGATGTTATGCCAAGAAAACCTTTAACACCCTGTAAGCATCCAGGTTGCCCAGAGCTCACTCACTTACCTTTTTGTGAAAGGCATAGACATCAACATGAACGAGCAACCTCCAAGGCTCGTGGTTATGACAACAGGTGGCGCATCGAAAGAAAAAGGTTCCTTAAGGAGCATCCTTTCTGTGAAAGGTGTAAGGTTGATGAAAGGTTAGTGAGAGCAACAGTGGTGGACCACATCAAACCACACAGAGGTGATCAGAAATTGTTCTGGGATAAGAATAACTGGCAAGCTCTTTGTAAGAAGTGTCATGATCATAAGACGATGACAGAAGATAGATACCAAGAGTACACCTATTAAAGCTACAGGGGAGGGGGAGCAAAATCCTTGTAGGCCAAGGCCTACCTAGACCGCTGCCCCCCTTCGCGTGGATTTTCGCATAATTAAAAGGGTGGGGTACTAAAAAATCGCATAATAAAAGTCGCAAATCAAGCAGCTACAAGGCATTGTGGTTGCTTTTTTAATGCGTAAAAGTTTAAGAAGGGAGGAAGCTGTAGATGACAGAAGAACAGAAGAAAAAAATAAAAGAGCTGAGGCTAGAAGGCTTGGGATATAAGGCAATAGCTAACATTCTTGGACTTTCAAGAGATGCTGTAAGAGGGTTTTGTAAGCGCTATGAACTTACAGGTAATGCAACTGTTGTTGCACTCAATATGCAGGTAAAAAAGCAAAAAAATGTAGTATGTTTACATTGTGAGAAGCCACTCAAGCATAAGGCAAAGGGGCGGACGCGTAAATTCTGCTCTGACCCCTGCAGAAGAAAGTGGTGGGTAGAGCACCAAGAAATGCGTAATAAAAATGAGAAGGCCATTTACAAGTATACATGTTCGTATTGCGGCAAGGAGTTTAGTGTGTATGGCAATAAGAACAGAAAATATTGCAGCCATAGCTGTTATATCAAACATAGATTTTGGGAGGAATGAAAGTGGAGTTTAAAAAATTAGAAGTAGATGTACTCATACCGGCAACATACAACCCAAGGAAAGATCTAAAGCCCGGGGATAAGGAATATGAAAAGATAAAAAACAGTATCAATGAGTTTGGGTATGTTGAACCTATCATTGTGAATAAAGATATGACCATCATTGGTGGGCACCAGCGCTTAAAGGTTTTAAAACACTTAGGCTACACAGAAGTAGACTGTGTGGTTGTAGAAGTTGATAAGACCAAAGAGAAAGCATTAAACGTAGCACTTAACAAAGTAACTGGTTCATGGAACGAAGCATTACTAGCAGAGCTGATTAAAGATTTGCAAGAAGTAGACTTTGACGTGGCCCTTACAGGTTTTGAACCACCAGAGATTGATGAGCTCTTTAGTAAATTAAATGAAGGAGAAGTTCAGGAAGACAACTTTGATGTGGAGGATGCGCTTACAGAAAATCCTATTACTAAACAAGGTGATGTGTGGTTACTAGGAAGACATCGCTTAATCTGTGGAGATAGTACAGAGGCTTCTGTTTATGAACTACTCATGGATGGCCAAAAGGCAAATCTTATAGTAACGGATCCACCGTACGGAGTCGCATATGAGGGAAAAGCAGGTAACATAAAAAATGATGCACTAGCAGATGCAGAATTTGAGGAGTTTTTGTTGAAGGCATTTAAGAACATGGAGGCAAACTTATCTGATGATGGTTCAATCTATGTTTTTCATGCGGATACGAAAGGGCATATCTTTAGAAAAGCTTTCTTAGATGCCGGCTTTTATTTATCAGGTGTTTGCCAGTGGGTCAAGCAATCATTAGTACTTGGAAGAAGCCCGTACCAGTGGAAGCATGAGCCTGTGCTTTATGGATGGAAGAAGTCAGGTAAGCATAGATGGTACGCTGGGCGTAAAGAAACAACTGTGTGGAACTTTGATCGACCAACGAAAAGTGAACTTCATCCAACAACAAAGCCAATAGCACTTGTTGCTTACCCTATACAAAATAGTAGTATGAGCAATTGTATTGTACTGGACCCATTTGGTGGTAGCGGCTCCACACTCATTGCTTGTGAACAGACAGGGCGTATTTGCCACACCATTGAACTGGATGAAAAATACGCTGATGTTATCGTTAAACGATTTAAAGACCAAGCTGGCTCAGATGGAGAGGTGTACTTGTTAAGAGATGGGCAAAAGCTTACTTATGAAGAGGCGGTGAAAGCTCATGACCAAGCAACAGGCGCTTAAGTTTTTAAAAGCTAACCGGCATACACTTTCCAAGCAGCAATACAAGACAATTAAAGGCCAAATGATTTGTGGAGATGTGACAGGAGCACTTAAGGGATTAGCAAAAGTCCTTTCGAGATAGCTCCTTTCTTTGTGTAGTAAGCACAATTAATTCCTGTATTTCTTGTGTAGTCAGCGTCTACAACTAAAAGCACAGCTACGGTAACATGTGTACTACCCGGAAGGGAATACACAAATGAAAGGGAAACACAAATGAGAACACAAAGATTTGGCATTGAAATCGAAATGACAGGCCTTACAAGAGCCAAGGCAGCAGAGGTTGTTGCTAGAGCGTTATGGGCTGAAAGTTTAGTCCATATGGGAGGAAGCTACGACGCCTACCACATACTAGATTTAGAAGGTCGAACATGGAAGATCGTTTCAGACTCAAGCATTGAAGCACAAAAGGTGTATGGTAAGACAAGACATTTTGCAAATACAGAGTACAGAGTTGAACTCGTAAGCCCAATATTGACCTACAAAGATATCGAACCTTTGCAAGAAATCATAAGAGAGCTTAGAGAAGCAGGAGCCATAACAAATAGTACTTGTGGCATACACATTCACATTGATGCAGCACCTCATACACCAAACACCTTAAAGAACCTAGTTAACTTGGTTGCAAGCAAAGAGGATTTGCTTTACAAAGCATTACAAATTGACTACGACAGAATAAAGTATTGCAAAAAGCTAAACGAACAACTCATTCAAACCATTAACAAAAAGAAACCTAGAACATTAGAACAACTAGCAGATATTTGGTACCAAGGCTATGGAGCACAGGATCGAACAAGGCATTACCACCAAAGTAGATACCATGGACTTAACCTACACAGCACATTTACCAAAGGCACAATCGAATTTAGACTTTTCAATAGCACCACACACGCAGGCAAGATTAAAGCTTACATCCAATTTTGCTTAGCACTTAGCCACCAAGCCTTAATCCAAAAGAAAGCAAGTGCAAGAAGAACCTATACCGATAATGAAAAGTACACCTTCAGATGCTGGATGCTAAGACTTGGCTTGAACGGTGATGAATTCAAAACTTGTAGATACCATTTACTGGGAAATTTATCTGGCAACAGCGCATGGAGAAATGCAGCGTGAAATAGTGAAGAATAGGGAGGGCCAAGTGCCTTCCCATAATACAAAGGAGTAGATGAAATGAATAAAAAACTTTATGCTGCCTATGGTAGCAATATGAATTTAGAGCAAATGAGCTATAGATGCCCAGCGGCTAAAGTGGTAGGCACAGGTGTTGTGAGAGACTACAGGCTTACCTTTAGAGGAAGTAGCCGAGGAGTAGCCAATATTGAACATTGCAAAGATAGAGATGTTCCGGTGGTGTTATGGGAAATTACCAAAGCTTGTGAAGAAGCACTAGATGTGTATGAAGGTTACCCAAGCTTATATGAGAAAAAGGCCATAGAAGTAGAAACTGATAATAAGATACAAAAAGCTATGGTTTATGTAATGGCTAAAAGATATAGGATCATGCCAGCCAGTCCAACAAATTATTATTTAGCAACCATTGCGGAAGGCTATACAGATAATGGGCTAGACCTAGAGGTACTCAAAAAAGCACATCTTGAATGCTTAGAGGAGTTAAAGTAATGGATAGATTTTTTACCCAAACTACATGTGATAGGTGTGGTGAATCACTTAATGGTGGGCGCATCATGAGCATGTTTAACACGGATTGTATTTGCTTAAAGTGCAAAGAGAAAGAGCAATTAGACCCTGAGTATAGCAAAGCACTACAAGCAGAAAGAAAGCAAGTCCAAAAAGGTAACTATAACTATAAAGGGATTAGAGGCAAGTAGCATGATAAGTGACATAGTAGTAGAACAGATATTACTCATTAGAGATACGGGTAAGTACAATATGTTTGATATCCCTAATATTCAAGTAGAGGCCTATGTTAGAGGTTACTACGAACTAGTTATATTTTTAGAAGATAACCTAAAGGAGTACACAGAGTTTATTATGACAGGTAAAAGATAGATAAACCGAGAGCTTACAGAAATGTAGGCTCTTTTATTATGGGAGGAGGTGAACCTATGGCTACACCTGGAAGAAAGCCAAAACCAACAGCACTCAAAGTATTAGAAGGTAATCCAGGAAAACGTGCACTCAATGATACAGAACCTAAACCAGAAAAGAAGGCACCTAAATGTCCAACATGGTTAGATAAAGAAGCAAAGAAAGAATGGAAACGCATTGCAACAGAACTAGAGGCACTAGGTATTTTAACAGAAGTAGATATGGCAGCCTTTGCTGGGTACTGCCAAGCTTATGCAAGGTGGAAGGAAGCAGAAGAGTTCATCGCCAAACATGGAACCATTATTAAAAGCCCAAGTGGCTACTGGCAACAGGTACCTCAAGTTAACATTGCCCAATCCTACTTAAAAATTATGAATAAGTTCTGTGAGCAGTTCGGTCTTACACCTTCTTCACGAAGTAGAATAGCCGTAGAAAGTAGTTCATCAGAAGTTGATCCAATGGAAATGATGCTGATGTCAGGAGGTAAAAAGTAATGTATGATGAAGCAAAAGCACAGCATGCGGTTAATTTTATTAACTGCCTTAAACATACAAAGGGTCAATGGCGAGGTGTAAATTTTGATCTTTTAGATTGGCAAGATAAAATCATACGTGATATCTTTGGGACAGTAAAAGATAGTGGCTATAGGCAATATAACACAGCATATATTGAAATTCCTAAGAAACAAGGCAAAAGTGAACTTGCAGCAGCAGTGGCATTATTACTTACTTGTGGGGATAATGAATGGGGAGCTGAGGTTTATGGTGCAGCAGCAGACAGACAGCAAGCGTCCATTGTATTTGACGTAGCTGTAGAAATGGTAGAGCAGTGCCCAGCGCTTAAGAAGCGCATTAAACCCATTATGTCAGTTAAACGATTAGTTTATAAACCTACAGGTAGTTTTTATCAAGTGTTATCAGCGGAGGCTTTCACGAAACATGGTCTTAACGTACATGGGGTTATATTTGATGAGCTACATGCCCAGCCGAATCGTGAACTCTATGATGTACTTACTAAGGGATCAGGAGATGCTAGGACTCAACCTCTCTTTTTTCTTATTACTACAGCAGGAAATGATAGAAACTCTATTTGTTATGAAGTACATCAAAAGGCTCAAGACATACTAGAGGGCAGAAAGATTGACTCTACATTCTATCCTGTTATTTATGGGATAGATGATAATGATGACTGGACTGATGAACGTAACTGGTATAAGGCAAATCCCTCACTTGGGCATACTGTTGATATAGAAAAAGTAAGAGCCGCTTTCCAAAGTGCTAAAGAGAACCTGGCAGAAGAAAATATCTTTAGACAACTAAGACTCAACCAATGGGTGAAGCAGTCTATAAGATGGATGCAAATGGATAAATGGGATGAGTGTGCTTTTAGTGTATTTTCAGAAGCACTTATAGGGAGAGAGTGTTTTGGAGGACTTGACTTATCTAGCACAACGGATATTACGGCTTTTGTACTTGTATTTCCACCCAGGGATGAAGATGAAAAGTATGTGATTATGCCGTTCTTTTGGATTCCAGAAGATAACCTTGCCTTACGTGTAAGAAGAGACCACGTACCTTATGATGTATGGGAGAAAGCAGGGTATATCAAAACGACTGAAGGAAATGTGGTGCACTACGGCTTCATTGAATCCTTTATAGAAGAATTGGGTACCAAGTATAACATTAAAGAGATAGCCTTTGACCGCTGGGGCGCAGTTCAAATGACTCAGAATCTAGAAGGCATGGGCTTTACGGTTGTACCATTCGGTCAAGGCTATAAGGATATGTCCCCACCCTCTAAAGAGCTGATGAAGCTCACTTTGGAAAAGAAACTAGCCCATGGTGGAAACCCAGTTCTAAGGTGGATGATGGACAATATCTTTATTAAAACAGATCCCGCAGGTAACATCAAACCTGATAAAGAGAAGAGTACAGAGAAGATAGATGGTGTAGTAGCTACTATTATGGCGCTTGATAGAGCAATAAGACATCAGGATGATGATGGAAGTGTGTATGATAGCCGAGGGATATTGGTGTTATAATATAAATATACAAGAATTATTATCTCTTATGTGATGTAACAGGAGGATGTATGGAAGGATTATATTGGAAGATAAGATATGCTTACGAAGCATGGTATTTTAAAAGAAAGTATGCTACCAAGGTGCCTAAGATTTATTACGATAAAAAGTTTAGAGTATATGTAAATCCCAAGGTGTTAGAAGAAAAAGATAGTTGTTTAGAATATGTATGTTCTGAAACGGTTAGGTATAGTCTAATCTATATCTACTCGATTAAAGGTAAGGATACGCATGCTCACACTATTGCAGAGGTATTTAAAGACGCATATAACTATGCTGAAACATTTAAAATATTGGATGAAGATCAATATAGCAAGCAAGAATTAGAGCTAATTAATAAATTGATAAAACAAGGTATTGAAGATAGAAAAATAAATAGTTGAAGTAGAAAAAAGAGTTTTATTCAAAAAAACAGAACTGGTGTTACTAGTGAATTTTTTGTTGTGTTTGTAGAACATCTTGCTAATTGGGCTAGACATAGAAATGTTCATGTAAAAGGATTGAACTTAGGAGGAATACTATGAGTATAAAAACTCTATCAAAGTTATTTAAATCAAGAGATAAGCCAACTAATACACTTGGTAGTGCATATACCTTTTTCTTTGGAGGTACAACGAGTGGCAAAACAGTTAATGAAAGAACAGCGATGCAAACAACCGCTGTGTATGCATGTGTTAGGATTTTAGCAGAGACAATTGCTTCCTTACCTTTGCACACTTATCGGAGTACATCCAATGGTAAAGAGAAAGCAAAGGATCATTATTTATACTATCTGCTTCATAATGAACCAAACCCAGAGATGACTTCCTTTGTCTTTAGAGAGACATTAATGAGTCATCTTTTATTATGGGGAAATGCTTATGCGCAGATTATTCGGGATGGGTTGGGCAAGGTGGTGGCCCTTTATCCATTGATGCCTGATAAGATGACTGTAGACCGAACCAGTAAAGGTGAAATCTACTACTTGTACAATAAAGAGGGTATTGATTATCCATTAAAAAAAGAAGAGGTACTTCATATTCCAGGACTAGGATTTGATGGTATGATTGGTTATTCACCCATAGCAATGGCTAAGAATGCTATAGGAATGGCCATCGCCACAGAGGAATATGGAGCCTCTTTTTTTGCTAATGGGGCAAATCCAGGAGGTGTACTTGAACACCCAGGGATTGTTAAAGATCCGGCCCGTATTCGTGACAGCTGGAACGCTGTATATGGTGGCAGTAACAAAGCGCATAAGGTAGCAGTTTTGGAGGAGGGCATGTCTTTTAAAACAATTACGATACCACCAGACCAAGCACAGTTTTTAGAAACACGTAAATTCCAAACCAATGAGATAGCACGTATCTTTAGGATCCCACCTCATATGATAGGAGACTTAGAACGGGCTACCTTTTCAAATATAGAAAACCAGTCTTTAGAATTTGTGAAGTACACCTTGGATCCTTGGGTAGTAAGGCTGGAGATGAGTATGCAACGTGCACTGCTAATGGAGAGTGAGAAGAGAGATTACTTTATTAAACTCAATGTTGATGGATTACTTAGAGGAGACTATGCCTCTAGAATGCAAGGTTACGCTACAGGTATTCAAAATGGCTTCTTAAGTCCTAATGATGTGAGAAGGTTAGAAGACATGAATACCATCGAGCATGGTGATATCTATGCCATGAATGGTAACATGCTCAAGCTTGAAGATGTAGGCGCTTATGCAAAAACATTAGAAAAGAAGGAAGGTGAGGACAATGAGGAAGTTCTGGAATTGGGTAAAGAACGAGGAAGGTAGAACCTTGTACTTTGATGGTTATATCGCTCAGGATAGCTGGTTTGATGATGAGATTTCACCTAAGCAGTTTAAAGCAGAGCTTACAGCCTCAGAAGATGATGTAACTGTATGGATTAATAGTCCAGGTGGCGATGTGTTTGCTGCCAGCCAAATCTACAATATGCTCAAAGAGTACCCAGGTAGAGTCACAGTTAAGATAGATGGAATAGCTGCAAGTGCTGCTTCCGTTATTGCAATGGCTGGAGATGAAGTACACATGTCACCTACGGGGATGCTGATGATTCACAACCCATCAACAGCAATTTTTGGTGAAGCTTCTGATTTAGCATCTGGAATTGCCATGTTAAATGAAGTCAAAGAAGGCATTATCAATGCTTATGAGCATAAGACAGGATTAAGTCGGGTGAAGCTTGCACACATGATGGATGCAGAGACTTGGTTCAGTGCCAAGAAGGCTGTAGAGCTGGGATTTGCAGACAAAGTATTATATGAATCAGAGCTAGAAAAATCAGATGAAGGGTTTATCTTTGATAAAGTAACAGTTACCAATGCACTAAGAGATAAACTACCCCGAGTAACAGAGGGGCCAGTTGAAGATGCAGGGACCCCTTATGATCAACTTGCAAAACGATTAGAACTATTAAAACCTTAGGAGGGATTTATATATGAATAAAGCATTAGAATTAAGAGAAAAAAGAGCTAAACTATGGGAGAGCACGAAGGCTTTCTTAGATAGTAGAAGAAATGAGAAAGGTCTTTTATCAGCAGAAGATACACAGACCTATGAACGTATGGAAGAAGATGTTATTAATCTTGGTAAAGAGATTGACCGATTAGAACGCCAAGCAGCACTTGATCTGGAGCTATCCAAGCCCCTTAATGCACCACTCACAAATAAACCTTCTCAGTATCAAGGCAATGTTAAGACAGGGCGTGCAACTGATGAATATCGTAATGCCTTTTGGAATGCTATGAGAAATAAAAATAGTTTTGATGTACAAAATGCTTTACAAATTGGGACAGATAGTGAAGGTGGTTACTTAGCACCGGATGAATTTGAACGTACACTTATTGAAAGTTTACAAGAAGAAAATATCTTTAGAAGTTTAGCAAAGATTATTAATACCTCTTCAGGAGATAAGAAAATTCCTGTATCTGCTACAAAGGGAACAGCAGCATGGGTAGATGAAGAAGGGATTATTTCAGAATCTGATGATAGTTTTGGACTCACTTCTATTGGAGCATACAAATTAGCGACTATGATTAAGGTTTCAGAAGAACTCCTTAATGATAGTTTTTTTAATATCCAGGAGTATATCGCTAAAGAGTTTGCTAGAAGAATTGGTGCTAAGGAAGAGGAAGCTTTCTTTGTTGGTGATGGTACAGGTAAGCCAACTGGTATTTTCCATACAACAGGAGGAGCTGAAGTAGGTGTAACAAGTGGAAGTACAACAGCGATTACACTTGATGAGGTGATGGATTTATTTTACTCACTTAAATCTCCATACCGTAAAAAAGCTGTCTTTGTAATGAATGATTCGACTGTAAAAGCTATTCGTAAGTTAAAAGACAGTACAGGTCAATACTTATGGCAACCATCCGTTACGGCAGGAGAGCCAGATAGAATCCTAAATAGACCTGTTAAAACTTCTGCTTATGTTCCAACTATTTCTACAGGTAATAAGGTTATAGCCTTTGGAGATTTCAATTACTATTGGATCGCTGATAGACAAGGACGTAGCTTCCAAAGACTCAATGAGCTTTATGCAGCTACAGGACAAGTAGGATTTAAAGCGACACAAAGGGTAGATGGTAAACTCATTTTACCTGAAGCCATTAAAGTATTACAGATGAAATAATGGGGAGGTGATGAGCTGATGGTCATTACTTTAAAAGAAGTTAAAACTTACCTTCGAGTAGATGGTGATGAAGAGGATATGCTCATCACCTCTTTTATCATAGCAGCAGAAGAAATGTGTGAAGGGATACTTAGATATCCGCTAGATGAATTAAGCTTGGTCCCTGAAACAGTTAAACAAGCCGTTTTCTATATAGTAGGGCAGCTTTACGAAAATAGGGAGCAAGTTCCAATAGATGAGATTTTAGAAGTTGTAAAGTGTTTACTCTTTAACTTCCGAAAGGAAAGTTGGTGAGAGGATGATCGGTGAGTTAAAGCACAGAATCAAGTTAGAACAGCTGCTTGTTGAAAAAGATAGCCTAGAACAAGAGATCGAAACTTGGCAACTAGCTTATGAGGTATGGGCAGATATTAAACCACTTTCAGGCAAGGAGTACTTTAAAGCAAGACAAACTAAAAGTGATATTATGGTTCAGGTCACTATTAGGTACAGGCCACAGATTCATAATCGCATGAGAATGCTATTTAATAATCAAATCTATGAGATTGTATCGGTCATTAATGTTAACCAGGAGAATAGATATTTACAATTACTTTGTAAAGAAGGTGTAGATCTTGTTTGATTTAGATATAGAAATAGCCAAAAAACTTGCACAATATACTCAAGAAATTCAAGAAGCCTTAGAAGAAGCAACAGATAAAATTACCCTTGAAACAGTAAAATACTTGAAAGCTACAAGTCCAACTCGTACACATAAGTACAGTAAAGCTTGGATCAGAAAGAAAACAGACAATGGGTATATTATTCATAATAAAAGATACTATCTGACACACCTTCTAGAACATGGTCATGCTAAACGTGGTGGTGGAAGAGTATTAGGTATCAAACATATAGAACCGGCAGAACAAAAGGCAATCGATGCATTTGAACAGGAATTAAGGAGGGCTATTGATGACATTAGATAAGGTATGTAAGATGTTAAAGCAAATAGAATTACCATTAGCTTATAATCATTTTAAAAGTGAACAAAAGCCACCCTACCTTGTGTACATGATAAGTGAAACAGAAAGTTTTGCAGCAGATAATAAGGTTTACCATAAAGAAGATCGATTTGCTATAGAACTGTATACGGCTAAAAAAGATACACTACTAGAGACTAGATTAGAAGTCCTATTAGAAGATCATGAAGTATATTATGAAAAGTATGAGGCTTATATTGATACAGAAAAGATGTATCAAATTAGATATGAAATTTAAGGAGGGATAACAATGAGTAATAAGATAAAATATGGACTTAAGAATGTTCATTATGCAAGTATTACTGAGACGAATACAGAAGGTGTCATTGATGTTACTTTTGGAACACCTACACCTGTTCCAGGTGCAGTTAACCTAGTATTATCTCCAGTAGGAGAAAGTACGCCTTTCTATGCGGATAACACAGAGTATTTTACGACTATTGCTAACAATGGTTATGATGGGACATTAGAGATGGCACTTATCCCAGATACTTTTAAAGTAGAAATTTTAAAAGAAGTACTTGATAGTAAGAAGGTTCAGTTTGAAGAAAATGATAAACAACCAGCGCCATTTGCTTTACTCTTTGAGTTTGAAGGTGATGTCAAAGCTATACGTCATGTTATGTATTACTGTAAAGCAGCTAGGCCTAATATCGAGAGTTTAACAAAAGGCCAAACCATTGAACCTAAGTCAGAAACCCTCAACTTGACCTGTAGAAGTATTCCAGGAACAACCATTATCAAGGCTAAAACTACTAGTGAAACAGACACAGCAACTTATGATAACTGGTATAAAACAGTATATGAAAAAACAGAAGAAATTGGATAATTATCTATAAAATATAAATGGATAATATTTACATTTTATAGCACAAGTGTTATACTATTTAAGTAACAACAATTTAATATGAGTAAACTCATTTATCAAGAGTTAGGGTAGAGATTTAGCTCTATGACCCTATACCAACCTGCATACTGCAAGGTGGTCCTGCTAAAATATCGATAAGGAGGTGATGCAATCATTGTCTAGTATCTTCTTATTCTGTATAAGAGGATTTTTTTGTTTTATAAAATTATATTGAGGAGTGATTGCATGAATACTTTAGGAATGTTAAGAGGTTATATGGCAAAAAATATGGACGCCACTAGATTTATTGATGAGGTTACAAAAACATTATCAAAAGAATTTAATGAATTAGTACGTGTAAAGATGATCAAACCAGGAGTATATAGAATAGAATTAAAGGACTATAAGATTACTATGAGTGAAGACCTCATCAATAAGTTAAAGAGCCCTTATGGAGTAGATAGATATATACTTTTAAAGTTCGAAGAACAGGGATTTAAATTTGATAGGAATAGAAGTCAATACATTATGTATTGTTTTGGAAACTATATTGGAGCTACAATAAGCTCTAAGTAGTTTCACAAGGGGGTGCTAGAATTATAGACATTCTAGGACCTCTTTTTATTTATAAAATCTATTTTAGGAGAAACGTATATGGAAAAGATTATAAAAATAGCTAATCAAGAAGTGGCTCTTAAGACAACAGGGGCCACTTTATTACGTTATAAAATGCAATTTGGAAAAGACCTTTTGACCGAGCTCATTAAGTTAGAAAAAGTTTATAAAGAAGGAGAATTACAGTTAGAAAACTTAGACTTTGAAGTATTCTATAATATGCTTTGGGTTATGGCTAAAACAGCCAATTATGAAATTAAGCCTCCTTTAGAATGGTTAGATGAATTTGAAGAATTACCTATTCTAGAAATTCTACCAGAAGTGATGGAGCTGTTAACAGGTCTAATGAAAACAACTAAAAAAAAGTAGAAAATACAACTAAGGATATAGTGGGTGAAGTAACAACAGAGATGATAATGGTCTATGCTATAAAAAGAGGGCTACTTCTAACAGATTTTAATGTGATGAGTATAGGAATGATTTTAGACTACATAGATCATTATGATAGGCTACATGGCATAAAGGAAGAAGATGGAAAACAAGCTAATCAACTAGATTTTAATGCATTCTAACGCCTAACAAGGTAGTTCGGCCACATATTTTCCTATATCCTAAAATGAGCACTTACTTAAGTAGTAGGTGCTTTTCTTATACTCAAATTGAAGGAGGTGATGAGAGATGGCAAGTAAACTTAAAGGTATTGTAATTGAAATTGGTGGGAATGTAAAACCACTTGAAAGAGCATTAAGTGATGTCAATAAAACAAGCCGAAACCTACAGTCAGAGCTTAGAGAAATTGAGAGTCTATTAAAACTAGATCCGGGGAATACAGAGCTACTCAGTCAAAAGATGAAACTTTTAGCTTCGCAGACAGAAAACACATCTGACAAATTGAAACAATTAGAAGATGCACAGGACCAGGTTAATAAACAGTTTGCTTCAGGTAAAATTAATGCTTCTCAATATAGAGCCTTTAACCGTGAGATTGAAAAAACAGCTATTGAACTAAGGAAGTTAGAGGAAACAGCTGAAGAAACACAGGAAGAAATTAATGATTTAGGTGTTGAAGCAGATCAATCCGAAGGTAAACTAAAGAAATTAGGGGCATCTGCTGGAAGTGTTGCTAAAAGTATTGGCAGTATGGCTGTTAAAGGAACAGCTACTGCTTTAGTAGGTATAAGTAGTGCAGTGGTAGGTATTGGTGTTATGGCTACAAAAGGAGCAGATGAAGCTAAACGTGCTCTCAACAGTTTACAAGTTCAAACTGGTGCAACTGCTGAAGAAATGAAAGGTCTAGAAGAAGGTTTGATGAACCTTTATGCAGATAATATGGGGGAAGACTTTCAGGACATTGCCGATAGTATGGCCCTCATTGCTCAGCAAACCAATATGACAGGGAAAGAGTTAGAACTTGCTACGTCGCATGCCCTTCTTTTAAGAGATAGTTTTAATTTTGATGTGTCAGAAAGCACACGGGCTGTGAATCAGATGATGAAGTCATTTGGAGTAACAGCAGAAGAAGCTTATACACTTATTGCACAAGGGGCCCAAAAGGGACTGAATGCTAATGATGATTTGCTAGATACGATTAATGAATATAGTGTGCATTTCCAACAGTTAGGACTTGATGCCGAAGATATGTTTAACATGCTAGAAAATGGTTCAGAAACTGGAGCTTTTAGCATTGATAAATTAGGGGATGCTATTAAAGAGTTTGGTATAAGAGTAAAAGATAACAGTGATGGTACATTAGGAGCTTTTACAGAACTGGGACTTAATGCTACAGAGCTTACAAAGCACTTTAATGAAGGTGGAAGTGCAGCAGAAAGAGCATTTAAGCAAGTGGTTACTGCTCTTGAATCTTGTGATGATCAGGTATTACAAAATCAAGTAGGTGTGGCCCTGTTTGGTACTATGTGGGAGGATTTAGGTGTTGAAGCAATCGGAGCCTTAAGCTCTATAGAAGGGGAGTTTAGTCAGACAGCCAACACTTTACAAGAGATTAACAAGATTAAGTACAATGATTTAGGTAGTGCTATTCAAGGTATAGGAAGATTGCTTCAAACAAACTTACTTATTCCATTAGGAAATGACATTCTCCCAGTACTTAATGAATTTGCCAATGCTTTAAAGGTAGATTTTAATGATGAAGGCTTACAAAATTTTACTCAGTCATTAGATAAGTTTTTAAAGGATATGACACTAAAGCTTGCTAATAGTTTGCCTCAGGTAGTCACAATCATTAATAATGTTTTAAGTGGCCTACTTACTTCCTTAACGAAAGTAATACCAACAGCGTTACCTATTTTAATGGAAGGTGTTTATACCTTAATCAGTTCATTAATGACGATTATCCAAGAGAATATCCCAATGATTGCAGAAGTAGCAGGACAACTTATTACGAATCTTGCTACTTTTATTTGTGAGTCATTACCTCAGTTAGCTACAGCGATAATTCAAATTGTAAGTACGTTGGCAACTACTCTAGCAGATGAGATACCAATACTTATACCGATTATGGTAGAGGGCATTCTTGGATTAGTCATGGGTATACTAGACAATCTTGATCAATTTATTCAAGCTGCTATAGCTATCATCCTGGCATTAGTAGAAGGTATATTAAATGCCTTACCTAAGCTATTAGAACAAGCCCCTATTATTGTAAGTAAATTAGCAGATGGATTGATTACAGCTATTCCTCTATTAGTAGATGCAGCAGCACAGCTTATTGTAGGATTGATTACTTTCTTAATGAATAATTACCCCATTGTGATTCAATCAGCCATTGAAATAGTTGGTGCACTTGCAGGAGGGTTAATCCAAGCTATACCTCAGCTTCATCAGTCTGTTTTGGAGCTTATTGCAGCAATTAGGAATACTATCCTTAATACCAACTGGTTAGAAGTAGGAGGTAATCTTGTATCCGGTATTGCCAAAGGAATTCGTAATGGTGTAGGCATGGTAGTTAGTGCTGCAAAAAATATGGCTAAGAGTGTATGGAAGAGTATTACAAGTGTGTTTGATATGCATTCTCCGTCAAGGTTAGCCATTAGAGTGTTTCAGAAGGACTTTGTTGAAAATGGTATAGGTCAAGGGATTTTAAAAGGGATACCACAGGTGGTTAGAGATACTAAAAAGATGGGGCAAAGTATTACGCAAGCTATGGAGGTTGCACCACATTTAGAGATTTCTAATGAGCTCAGTCAGTTAGCCAGCCAATCCATAACAAATCATACACTTTCTACAACGTCTAACCAATTTACAGATGGAGATATTGTCATCCAAAACATGAACATTAATTCTCAAGAAAATGCCCAATACTTTGCAGAGTATCTTTATAGTTTAAAGAAAAATAGAAATCGAAGGATAGGAGTGATCACATGATAGAACTTTACAGAAAAACAGATTTACAAGTTCCATATGCTAAAGTTCCTATTAATCAAGGCCATATACAGGGTGAAAGAAATGGTTACTATACACTTTCATTCTCTGTACTAAAGAGTTACTTAAAAAGTAGGACAATAACTATTGATCACAATACTATCTTTAAAGTAGGTAATTTATACTATGGACAAGTAAGTGCAGGAAGTAAGGATCATCAAAAGATTGTCTCAGAGTTTACAGCTGAGCTTCTTCAAACACAGGTACTGATGTTCAAGTACCTAAAAGAACTTAAACTTCAAGATACAACACTAGAACATGTTTTAAGAACTCTTTTAGAAGGGACTATTTTCACAGTAGGAGTATGTGAGGATATAAGCCCTTTTAATTTTGAGATTAAAAATACCAATGCCCAAAATGCACTTACTAAGTTAATAGAACAAACAGGAACAGAGATAAAGTATGAAGGATTAAAGATGAGCATCAAGAAAAACCAGTGGGGACAGTCAGCTACAGTATTAACAAAAGGATTTGACTTTACTATGTTAAATGAAGACACAGATACTTCAGATGTTATTACAAAGCTTTATTTTCAGAATAGCAAAGGTGATTTATCTGGAACGATAACAAGTAAAAAGGCTAGCGACTATAATTTTATTAGAGAAGCCTATAAAGAATTTCAAGCAGAAACATTAGAGGATCTAACGGTTTTAGCAACAGATTACCTTCAAACAGTAGATAGCCCAAGAGTAAGTTTAAGTATTAGTATACCTAAAAGTAAAAATCTTGATTTACAGCTGTGTCAATTGGTTAGGATTCATAACACTGTACTGAATAAGCAAGTGGATTATAAAGTGGTGACGTATACTAAGAGTCTAACAACTGGAGAAGATACTTATCAACTAGGAGAACGTAAAAGGGACTTTGCTGATATACAGGAGGTTATTACACAAGAAGTACAGAATGTTGCACCTGATATTATTGTAGAAGTAATAGAAAAAGAAGTCATTAGCGCTAAAACAGCACATATTCTAAATGCTTGGGTAAGAGATCTTAATGTTGAATACTTAGAAACAAACTTTGATGCATTAGATATTAGAAAGCCAGCGCCATTAGAAAATATAAGAAATTGTATTCGAATACAGAATGAATGTATCGATTATGTAACTCAGGAACTAAGTCCTACTGAAGTAATGGATTACAAAAATAAAGATGGACAGCAAATTTACTACACCGCTATAAAGGAAAATCCTCAAGCTTATCAATTTTTTACACTTACTACACCTAAAAGTATTTATCCTGACTTAACTGACATACAAGTAGATGAATTTAAAGTCAAAGTGAGAAAGGTGCTAAATGAACAAGTTAAAGCTTCTTTTAAGTTTGATAGTACATTAGGGGATACGCTTTATCCTTCTATGGTATGGGGGGCTGGGACAGATGTCTCTGGTTCTACTCAAAATGGCAAAGGGTTTATTTATAAGGATTTAGATGGATTGGTTTTTAAGTATATTACAAGTATAGGTAAAAGTCATGAAATTAAACTAGGTGAAAAAGGCATAGAAGGTTTACCTACTTTTGATTTTGGAAACATAGAATTACCAGCGGTGCCTGTTACTGGTATGGACTTCTTTAGTAATGGGTTTGTTGTTTATTACGAAAATCTACAGAAAGAATTTATATGGGTTAAGGATAGTGTAGGTAGGATTTTAAGTCTAACCGATAAAAATACAAATCAATCTATCAGTATTGGCTGGTACAATACTGAGGTTCCAGGAGAGATATAAAGATGCCAAATATAGATTTTCAAAATGGATTATTATGTGGACTATTTATAAATGGGTTATCCCTTGGAGGAAACTCTGATGGTGAAGGGCTCCCAGATGGTAAGATTTTAACAGTAGTGAATTGTGACTACTATCGTGGAGACTGGGGGCATTGTGTAGCTTATCTTAATACGGATACTTTTGAAAGCGTGCTTAGTAGCGGTGTCTATTATGCACCTGACTCAGGTATTGTGGTTATAGGATCTTTTCAATTACAAGACTGGGATGATTGGTCAGATACACGACCTGAGGCTATATTGAAAATAACTGCAGATGGTGCAGTGATTTACGAAGGGGATATTTATGAATACTTTAAAGTGAGTCATTCTCAAATGTTAGAAATTTCAAAAGCCTTTAGTTATAAAAGCTCTTTTTCAATAGAAGCTAAACGAACTAATCTAACAGACTCCATGGCACTAGAATTTTATCAGACATGTATTATTGGATTAAATGAAAGGGTGAAATCATGAAAGGATTCATAGAAAATATTCAAATGATGTTTGCTACAGTGGGTTGTTTTTTAGGATGGTTCCTGGGAGGAGTGGATGGCTTTATGTATGCCTTGGTTACCTTTGTAGTATTAGATTATGTAACAGGACTAATGGTGGCAATTCTAGAACAAAGACTTTCAAGTGAAGTAGGATTTAAAGGGATCTTTAAAAAAGTAATTATCTTCATCTTAGTAGGAGCAGGACATATGATCGACTATCAAGTCATAGGCAACGGAAGTGCGATTCGTACTGCTGTTGTCTTTTTTTATATCGCAAATGAGGGGATTAGTATCATAGAAAATGCAGCAATTATAGGTGTTCCTATTCCACAGAAACTTCGGGATGTATTAGAACAACTTAGAAAGGGTGGTAACTCAGATGGAAACGTTCAGTAATATAGAAAAATATTTACAGTACTTACTATCAAATGAGGGTGAATTGCCTAAGCCAAGTAGTAGGGTAGATGAGTATTTACATTACTTAGCTTTAGGTGGTAATAAAGATGAATTACCTCTACCACAGTCACGACTCGATCTATACTTGTACCACTTATGCGAAAAAGGATTAGGAGGAGAAAGCAACACACAAGTTGGGCCTATAGGCATAACGATTAGTGAGATTAAGACTAAATTTCATTGGGAACCCCCTGTACATTACGATTTAACTTCTATTATAGAAAAGAAAATTCCAAAAGTAGAAGGGATAATCATTTCTACTATAATACAAAAAGAGAAGGAAGGGATTTAAAATGGCCTACCAATATGTATCTATGATTATTACGAGTACAGAAGCTTCATATGCAATTGATCAGTTTGTAGAAAAAATAAAAGAAATAGTTCCTAATCTTACTGCTGAAGGTCCCTTTTACTATCAAGACGAACCTGAAACTTATCCTGAAGCAAAAACTTACATCCTCACCCACTCAGCAGATACTTCTTTTAAATTGGTTCTTTATAACTCATCTACTACTGATGCAGCAGGTAAGCCTTCATCAGGAACAGGATATTATAATAAAATAGCCGCAAGAGTCATAGCTGGAGAGGTATGTACTTCACTAGGTGAAATAAATGTAGGAACAGGTTTAAAAACAACATCATCAGTAGGTGCAACGAATAACATTATTTATATTACACTCTTAGCAGGAGTTGATTATTTATTATGGTATATAAGTTCAACTCCTCCATCTATTAATGTTCCATTGTATGTAGGTTATATACCTCTTTATGATGTAGATGGAAGTATTTATGCTTTATCCTATCCAGGCCTATATGGCTATTACAAAGGAAATTCTTCTGGAAGTTATTTTAATACCTTTAAGGATACCTTGTTAACATCCGGTGGTATATCACCAGGTAAGGCCGCTTATGGACTAAGTATAAAAAGACTCAATAGATATATTTATCCTCAGATGGATATTACTCAAAATGGAACTCCAGAAAATTATAAGCCCACACTAACAAAAAATGTACAAATGTATATTGAGACGATATATGGTTCAAGTAGTAGTATGGCTAGCACTGATACAAACAGAGTAATCAGTACCCATCTCAGAGGCAGAGAATGTATTTTAGCCATGGCTAAAGAACAGTCACCTACTTATCCGGAAGGTGGATTACTTACATTAGACGGAAAAGATTATTACATTTGTGATACCAGAAGTATAGATTCATCTAAGGGTTTCTGTACCTATATACTATTTGAACTTTAAAGGGGGATAGAAATTATGCAAATCATAAAAAAATACTTAACGATCAACTCTTATTCAAGACCGGGAAACAAACTAAAACGTGTTAAGGGAATAGTCATTCATTGGGTAGGTAATGCTGCTTCTACAGCAGAAGCTAATCGTAATTATTTTGAAGGATTAAAATCAGGACAGAAAATGAGTAATGGGAGGTATAGATATGCTGGTTCACACTATATTGTGGGGCTGGAAGGAGAAATTATTGCATGTGTTCCAGAAGATGAGATAGCTTACCATGCAAGTCAAGTGAATGAAGATCATATAGGAATAGAGGTTTGTCATCCAGATTGGAATGGTAAGTTTAGCCCAGTAACATATCAAGCACTTATCACACTTATTATTGATATTTGTAATAGGTACAATCTTAATCCACTAAGAGATGTGATCAGGCACCACGATGTAACAGGTAAAGATTGTCCTAGGTACTACGTTAAAAACATAGAGGCCTGGGAGCAACTTAAGCAAGATGCAAATAAGAAACTTGTAAGTACTATTAAGATTATACTTAATAACGTTGAAAAGGAAGTAGAGACAGTCAATATAGATGGTTTTAACTTTGTAAAGCTTCGTGATCTAGCAGATGACAAGATTGAAGTAGGTTATGATAAGCAGGAGAAACTTCCTATTATAAAGGTGAAGTAGGACCTTGCTTTATAGGCCTAAAAGAGTGATGTATAGTGGTGACCATTTGATAGAAAGGAGCTAATTAAATGAAGGTAACAATCATTCAACCTAAAACTGAAAATAGTTTACTTAAAAAGAGAGTATGTGCCTATGCAAGAGTATCTTCATTAAGTAATAGCCAGGGAGAGTCTCTTGAAAATCAAGTAACTTATTTCAAAGATAAAATTAAGTCAACTCCTGAATATGAGTTTGTAGATGTATTTGTAGATCGTGGCATAACAGGAACAAAAGGAGATAGACCGGCTTTTCAAGAAATGCTAACGCAATGTAGAGAGGGTAAAATTGATATTATTTTAGTAAAGTCAATATCAAGGTTTGCACGAAATACAACAATTGTTTTAGAATATGTAAGACAGTTGAAGTTGATGGGTATAGATGTACACTTTGAAAAAGAGAATCTTAGAAGTTTGTCAAAGGATGGTGAGCTAATGCTTACTGTCCTTTCTTCATTTGCAGAAGAAGAGAGTAGAAATATAAGTGAAAATATGAAGTGGACTATTAAAAGGAAGTTTCAACGAGGCGAGGGCTATATCAATGTAAAGAGATTTCTAGGATATGACAAGGATGAGTATGGGGATCTTATAATTAATCCAGAAGAAGCCGCAATAGTTAAAAGAATCTTTCAAGAGTACCTTAGCGGAAATGGAAGCTATACAATAGCTAAGATATTTAATAAAGAAGGTATTCCAACAGTAACAGGTAGTAAGTGGGACGATAACACAATACTAAATATTTTAAAGAATGAAAAATATAAAGGAGATGCTTTACTACAAAAGACTTATACACCAAATTATTTAGATAAGAAAAAGAAAAGAAACACTGGACAGGTTGAGAGTTACTATATTGAGGAAAATCATTCAGCAATTATATCCAGAGATATATGGGATAAAGTCCACGCAGAATTACAAAGACGTAAAAAGAGCCAAATTTCAAATCAAGCTAGATATGATTTGTCAGGTAAACTTATTTGTAGTAAATGTGGCAGTAAACTAAAGCACAGAATATGGAATAGTGGTAAGCCATCTCAAAAGATAGTATGGCAATGTAGCAAATATATTAAAGAAGGAAAAGATGCCTGTGAAGGAACAGTTATAGAGGATGCTCTTATTACAGCACTTAATATAAAGGAAGAAACAATTGTAAAGGAGTGTTTAGTTGATGGCAAGAAGTATTACACATATACCAGCAAGGCAGACTGTAGTAACAACTAATAATAACCTTCAAATACCAAAAAAGAAAGTTGCAGCATATTGTAGAGTTTCAACAGATCAATTAGAACAACTGTCGAGCTACCAAAATCAACTAATATACTATCGAGAGTACATCAGTAATAATAAAGCCTATGAATTTGTTGGCATTTATGCAGATGAGGGAATATCAGGAACTAACACTAAAAAGCGTGAACAGTTCAACAAGATGATAGCTGATTGCAAATCTGGCAAGATCGATATGATTATGACAAAGTCAATTAGTAGATTTGCAAGAAACACGCTTGATTGCTTGCAATATGTAAGACTACTTAAAGATTTAGGCATAGAAGTATTTTTTGAAAAGGAAAATATAAATACATTAGATTCAAAAGGTGAAATTTTGTTAACTTTGCTTAGTAGTCTAGCCCAGGAGGAGAGTAATAACTTATCTCAGATTACAACATGGGGAATTAGACGAAGGTTTGAACAGGGTAAGGTGACTGTTAATGAAAAGAAGTTCTTGGGCTATGACAAAGACGGAGAAGGTAATTTGATTATAAACAGACAACAAGCTAAGATAGTGAAACGTATCTATCAAGAATATCTTAATGGTAAGGGGCCAACACGTATAATGAGAGAATTGGAACACGATAAAGTAAAAGGTGTTACGGGATCAATAAAATGGTATACAACCACCATAGACAAAATACTTAGAAATGAAAAATATAAAGGAGATGCACTATTACAAAAAACCTACACTACTAATTTCCTTAATAAAACAAGAGCCAAGAACGAAGGACAAGTAACTCAATACTATGTAGAAGAAAGCCATCCAGCTATTATACCACCTATAATGTGGGATGCAGTTCAGCTAGAAATTGAAAGGCGAAAACAGTATGTAGAAGAACATAAGCTACAGAAGTATGATTATGGGTTTGAGGATACAGCTTTTGCAGGTCATATTATATGTGGAGAGTGTGGGAGAAGTTATCAGCGAAAAATATGGCATTCTAACAGCAAGCCGGTAAGGCTATGGCAATGTGGAAGTAAGTATCAGGAAAAGGGAAAGGTAGGGTGTAATAATAGCCATATCTATGATCAAAAACTAAATGAAATATTTATAAGTGCCTTTAATGCATTAGTTAAAAATAAAGAAACCTTCTTAAGCAAATGGAGAGGTGAGCTACAAGGAGCAGATGTACTGAAAGCATACAGGATGAAGCAGTTTATAGAACTAATAGCAGAGATAAATACAATTGAAGAAGTAGACAAAGAACTGGTGTTTAAGGTGCTCGATAAGATAACAGTCATAGATAAAGGAAAGGTCATAGTAAAGTTTTTGGATGGAACAGAATTAGAATGTTTGATGGAGAGCTGATCAGGGAATTACCTTGGTTTGCTCTTTTTATATTTGCTACAATTTGTGGTATACTAAGGTCACTATAAATTGTACATAAGAGGATGAACGGTT